TGATACGATCAAGTAAATACTTCGAGCAAGTGTTGGAAGTATGGGGTGAAGCATCAGAAGTATCTGAGCAAATGGGTAGAACGATTGCAGATAATGCTGTATCCGTTGTATCAAGTGATGCTTTAGAACGTATCAAACAAGATCAATTAAAACGTAGTGCATCAGAAGATAATGAAGACTCTGCCTTTGTTGTAGTATCAAACAATGTACGCCAATCGACATCCAATTGATGACGACTCTTGGACATCTAGGGAACAAATCGATATGTCAAATCAAAGGCATATCGAGTTCACTAAAGATGATATCAAGTATGTTCATTTTGATAAGACAAATCAGGTATCGGTAATCTTAGAAAAAAGAGATGCGACACATGTATCTACTTATTGGGAAGTTGTTTGGAATATGCAAGATTTCATAGCTTCTTGGCGAAACAACAAAACTAATTTTGTAGCGATCAGAAATAGATCAGTGTACTATGTTGAAGCTGTTTGATATATAGAACAAACTATAGTATAATTAATGCGTAGGGGTAATCAATCCCCTACGTTCTATGAAAGGATAACATGACAAAATACAACATTTATGTAGAGGTAAGCTACACAGAAACTTACACAGTAGAAGCAGTAAACGAACTAGAAGCAAGAGATATCTATCTTAATGACGATCATGGTAATGGTGATCCTGCATCAACATCAGAAAAAGATAGGAAGCTATTGTATATAGAACAAACACCAGACGATAATCAACCCAAACAATTAGAACTAGACTTTGACCATGCAACCAAGTAGAATGTTATTAATCAAAAAAGACATGCAAGAAATGGTAAAATTCTTATATGAAAACAATATAGTCTTTCAACTAAGTAAACAAGATAATAGTGTTTGGTATGAGATTGTACTAACCCATGAGGCAGTATTCTAGGGGTATAGGAACCCCCAAGAGGTTTTGAGATTATAGCATGGATTTAGGATTTGTCAAATGAAAAATTTAGGAGTTTATATTGGATATAATTATGTTGATTTTGTGTACAGTAATAGTTGTGTTAATATTGATTGAGGATAACATATGATCAAAACACAGAAACAAGCACTAGCGATAGTTGGCTCATTGAGTAACCCCTCAAAGATGCCTAGCTATTCGTATGGACTGCCACCTGAGGAGTGTAAGGTAGGCAGTAAACTAAGAAACAAAAAGGGTAGCTCTTGTGAGAGTTGCTATGCCTTTGAAGGTTTCTACAAAGTTTATCGTAAGACGATATCAAAAGCACAGTATGTACGCTTTCGTGCTATACGCCATGATCAATGGGAAGATGCTATGGTATTCTTACTGACGAAGAAAATACCCAAAAGTTTGCCTGTCATTCAACGAGTCTTTCGTTGGCATGATGCAGGTGATATCCAAGATATACAGCACTTAGATAAAATTGTTAATGTTGTAAGTCGTACATCTTGGATTAAACATTGGATACCAACAAGGGAGCATAGGTTGATACAGGAGTATCTGTATGGGCATGGCAAAGTATTCCCACGTAATCTTGTGGTTAGGTTATCTGCCACAATGGTTGACGGACAGCCACCCCAACGATCATCTCATACATCAACAATCCACAAGGATAAATCCCCTGTTGGTTATCCATGCCCAGCCCATAGTCAAGACAATGAGTGTAAAGATTGTCGTGCCTGTTGGGATAAACGAGTAAAGAATGTAAGCTATCACTATCACTAGGGAGATGAAACATGAGTAGTATATACAGTTTACCTGATAAAGCCTTTAGGCTACAGTTGAAGATTGCTATGAAAATGAGCAAGATTTCATATCAAATACTAGATGAAACAAATAGATTGTTTGTTTATCCAAAAGATAGACCAAGATTTGATCAGCTAGAAAGACGAAGAAACAAAGTAATAGAAATAGGAGAAAAACAAATTGGAATTAGAAGAAATAAAAAGGAAAGTAGATAATGGACATATTGTTAATTGGTATAATGATTTATATCATGTCGTTAAAGATGATCTGGGCAGATATTTAATACACTGTCCTTCAACAAACTATTACGTAGGTCTAACATGGACAGACGGAAAAACTATGAATGGAGATCCAGAGGAGTTTTATTGTAATGGCAAACAGCAAACCTAAATACTTTATCAGCCAAGATGAAGTAATTAATACAGTAAAAATTTGTGCATATTCAGTACGAGATGTAGAAAAGTATATCAGTAGTATAACCAACTCAGAATACATGAAAGATTATCCTGATATAGTAAATAACAATAAAGTTAGAGTAAAAGAACTTGTAAACAGCTTAAAAGAAGTGTCCGACTTACTGTCTAAAGTTGCTTACACATTACAGGAAGGCAAGTAGAATGTACGAGTTTAAAGAAAAGCCTAACGTATTAAGACTTCTTCTAGAAGAAGCAACAAAACGCAATCTTAAATGGTTAGTACAGCAATCAGGAGAAATTGTGTACCCAGATCAAGTAAATCCTTATGTTGAAAAAAAATGGAAATTTACAGATAAAATAGAGGAAACAATAAAATACGTAGAAGATATAGGCAACATGGCTCATATTATTTTTTCAGATTATTGTTGGGCGTACTATATCAAACATTATTCTAATAATAGTATTGAGGATTTGTCGGATTATTTAGTCACCCCTTGGCTAGATAAGTTTTCTGATAGACTCGATACTATATTTGATTACTAAGATTGATTTGCAATACAAGACATTTGGTGATATACTAACAATATAAGGAGTTAAACATGCTTATAGAAACTTACAGTCCTCAGGACATCAAAAGACTAATCGGAAATAAAAAGTTTAGAGTTTATTTTCGTAAGAAAAATAATGATGTACGCATAGCTTATTGTGATTTTAAGATACGAAATCGTTGGAAGCTGAAGAATGGTGAATGGCGTAAACTTAAGGGTGGTGCATCTAAGAATGATAACAGTAAATACTTACTAGCTTTTGATATTGACAAAGGTGATTATATCAGTATAAACTATGAAGGCATTAGGTATCTTAAAGTAGGAACTCAGCATTATGTTATAGACAATGGCACAAACGAAAACGTAAAGGAAGTTGTTTATGTATGAAGCTATTTTATTAGTTATGGTTATATTAAATTTACTCGTTCTTTGTGGTATTGCCATTATGATTTATGCCATAGGTGATATCGTACACAAGATTAAGGAAGCCCGAAAGTAAATTGTATAAGATTGGTTTGTTGTTGTTGGTTATCTCCCTAACAGTAGGCATCTATTATCATGAAAATAATTGTAGTGATAGTGGGTGCTTACTGTACTCCGAAAATATAAAATGAATTATTTACTAATAACTTATCTTTGTATCTCTGGCACTTGTGTTGATCTCAAGGCATACTTTGATACCAAAAGACAATGTGAATTAAATCAACAAGAAACTTTGAAAGAAATTAAATTGATTGGACACATAGAAGAATATAGTGTACAATGTATATATAACAACAAAAAAGGAAAACGTAAGAATGGAAAAACTTAGAAGAAAAGTATATAACTTTTTAAGTGAATACAGACATTTCAGGGATATAGGATTTATGCCTTGGCTAGAAATGCAAATTGCTATCACTGCCAGAGAAAATTATGAGTTTCAACATCACGATGAAATCGTAGCTGAGTCATATAAAAATATGAATTGGTTTGTAAAACTATGTGCATTATTTGTATGGGGTAAAGAATATGTTATAGAAGATTTAGATGCGTGTGTTAGAGATATTACCCAAGATTATGCAGAAGATTATGAACAAAGAAAGTTTGAAAATTATTGGGGGTAAAAGTTTCCTGTACAGGACTGAGCAAGAAAGACAGAAGCTAACAGCGTATTGCATTGAGCCAGAGTTATATGTAAGGCAAAAGCAGGTGGTTAGACGCTTACTCAGAAGGTGTGTAAGATGATAAGGAAGGCACCTTTCAAAAACGCTTCCAAGTCTGGAAGAAGTCAGGGCGTAAGTGCAAATGAGAAGCCACTGGCGTAACTGGACTACACGGCTAGGGTAGTGCCAAGGGGTGATGTTCCCTCTTTTAAAAGACGTGTTCAGAACCCAAAACTACCCAAGTGTAATCCCAAACACCCACAGTTTTTGTTTGTAGTTCTGTGCGAGGGAGAGATAGGGAAGTTAGTGTTTGATGACCTATCTACACTTTTAAGTGAAACATTTAAAAAGCTATTAAGTGTTTCATTTAGCAGTGCTAAACTAGGTGTAAGCCATTTGGTAGGTTTTGGGTTCGTAACCTAGTATAAACTCAAACGCAACGCAAAGTACCTTATGATTCTGATATGGGATTGTGATTGACTGTCGTATCGTTCGCTTCTGCAGAACCTTATCGATACTAATAAGTCGTGACTATTTCACAACGTAAGCAAGAGTTCCTAAGTCAGATCATTTTAAATCTACGTAGAATAACTTAGGGCGATTGGTTTTTACCAGTCGCCTTTTTTTTATCTCATTTGACAAACTCCCTTTTATAGTATATACCTATGGTCATGGATTTTCAGAAACAACTAGCAGTTGTGGAAAGCATTGCTCATGCCGACTGCGATATACGAATGGATTGCCCATTCTGTAATCATTCCAATACATTTATTCTCAAAAAGAAAAATGCCAAACTATCTTGGTATTGTTTTCATGCGTCTTGTACTGCCAAAGGAATACATACAGGCAAACTAACTATGGAAGATGTACAAGCAACGATAGAAAACTATGACCGTAGTGACGAGGAAAAGAAAAGGAAAAGGAAAAGTTTTTCCATACCCCCACAGTTTACCTCTGTCTTGTCAAACGAAAAGTGTATCGATTACATAAGAAAAAATAATTGTTATGACGCATATAAAAAAGGAAAAGCCTCTTTTATGTATGATCCTCGACAGAATAGGATTGTATTCTTAATAAAGGAAAACAATCAAATTTATGGTGCAATAGGTCGAGGACTAAATTCAAAAGTTTACCCCAAATGGTATGTATATGGGGAAAAGGAAACGCCATTTATTTGTGGCGATAGTGATATAGCTGTTCTGGTTGAAGATTGTGCATCTGCTTGTGCCGTTTCTGAAATCCATACAGGCGTAGCTCTCATGGGTACATCTTTACCAGACAGTTATATTCCCGTACTAAAGAAAAAGTTTAAGAAAGTTATAGTAGCTTTAGATAGAGATGCTACAACAAAATCATTTGCCATATCTAATAAACTAAGATACTTTATCCAAAGTGAAGTTAAGATACTTGAAGATGATCTTAAATACTTTGAAAAGGAAAAGATAAAGGAAATGTTTATATGACTTGCGATACGAAAAGGAAAGGTATATAATACTAGTATGAACACTATAGGAGAATGCACTATGACTTATCCGTACTATGATGACCTAAAAGATTTTAGCCATCACATAAAAGAAAAATGGGAAACACCTACACAAGCCTCTGCTAGTTTTATTATGACGATTATACATAATAAAATTAAAGAATGGAATAAAGAAACTCTAGGAGAACTTACTTCCGAAGAAAAAAAGTTTATACAAGCATTGATTAAACTTCACAATAATCTCGGTACAAAAAATTTCCTAAACAAAGGTGGTGAATATCATCACATTGAGTTTGCAGAAGAATGGAGTAGCTAGTGAATATCTTTTTCATAGACAAAGATCCCAAAGTTGCTGCAGAGTACCTTTGTGACAAACATGTGCCTAAGATGTTATTGGAAACTGCTCAGATGTTATCAACAGCACTTCACCAATATACTATCGGTATATCCACAGGAATATACAAAGAGGCATATCCTAAACACCCAATGACTATTTGGGTAAGTAAAAGTAGAGAAAACTTTTCATGGGCGTTAGATCATGCACGTGCTATTGCAAAAGAGTATGCATACCGATATGAAAAGTCACACAAGTCTGCTGACGTTATCAATGCTATTGTAGATAATAACTACAAGAGAGACATACCAAGCAGTAGCTTTACAGAACCACCACAATGTATGCCTGATCAATATAAGTGTACAGATTATGTTGAAGCATATAGAAAATATTATCGTGGTGACAAAATACGATTTGCTCGTTGGAGTAAAGGAAGGGAAAAACCATTATGGATGAAGCCACTAAGCTAGAATACTCAAGAGATAATAACTCAAGAAACCCAATATTTTCAACACTTTTAGACGTTATGAATAAACCTGTGTTGGCTCAGTTGAATGATGTATTGGATATTACAATCGATACAGGTGATCGGCACGTTGTTTGGTTTATGTCATTTGAACATAAAGATTTAGATAATGTTATTGATGAAGAATTTACAGGATGTAGACCACCTAGAAAATATCGATTACCTTTTACAGAAACAGGATATAGAAGTTACATCATTAATACTTCAGCAGACTTGACAGTAGGTAATGTTAAATTAGCTATGTTCAAGGGTTTAAAAGATTTGCTTTATGAAAAAGTTGGTGATAAGATCATAGATACATTTGAAGAAGATTTCGAAAGGGAATGTGTATTATGGAAATAGATTACAAACTAGAGTGGGCAGCAATCAATAGGGCTGAGAGTAAACTCATGCGTGAGGATGCTAAGAATACAACAAAAGAATTTCAGTGGAACTCTGTGCAGAAAAGGAAATGTATGTCTTGCAATAAACAGTTTGACTCTTTTAATAAATTTCATAGAATATGTGATAAATGTAAAAAGAGTGAAAACTATTTAAATGAATATGAATACGAAGAAGAATATCCAGTACATTTTAAATACTAATGAAAACACATAAATTACTAATCACTGTTGAGATACCATTAGAAGATATTGAAGTCAGAGGTATATCGAGAGATTTCTTTGAGGAAGCTAAGAAAAAGGCAAAGGATTTGCTTTTAGAGAAATATGATATACAATATGATCAATCGTATATGGATATGAGAATAGAAGAACCAGATTACAAGGATTAACATGATAGAAAAACAATTAATTAAACTCCTGCTTAATAAAGATTTCTATGAAAAAAACAAAGGTAAAATATCTAAAGGTATGTTTACCAATGGCACAGGTAATCTTTATGAAACCATAAGCAAAGCTCACACAAAGTCACAAACAGATTTAACTTTACCTGAGGTAGAGTCCTTACACATGGATGTGTACAACCCTGCATTAACAAGAACAGCCAAAGATAACTTCAGAAATTTAATTGAAGAGATACAAAATGAAAAAGATTCCGATAGAGAGATAGCTTCCGAGATACTCTCTTCCCTGCATAAAAGAAATATTGCACAGCAGATAGCAGTAGTGTCCACTGAGATATTTAATGGTCGAGATGGTGGCTTTAACGATATACAAAATTTATTAGATTCAGCTAAAGACAATTTAAGTAAAGAGGATTATGAATTTGTAACCTCCGATATTCATGAACTCTTAGAATGTTTGAAAGATAGAAGTAAGTATAAATTTAATTTGGAGTCTTTGGCTGAGCATGTTGGTGGTGTGGGTCCGGGCAATCTTGTTGTAGTCTTTGCTAGACCTGAAAGTGGTAAGACTGCTTTCTGGGTTAGTCTGGTTGCTAATGAAAACGGATTCGCCCACCAAGGGGCAAAAGTTGTAGCCCTTGTCAATGAAGAATCAGGATATCGTACAAAAATGAGGATTATCAACGCTTTTACAGGCATGACATTACACGATATTGAGAAAGAACCTGAGGTTGCTGCTAAAAAATGGTCAGAGATAAAAGATAATATTCACATAGCTGATACAGTAGATTGGAATTTAGATAAGGTAGATTCTTTGGCTGCCGAAACTAAACCTGATATCTTAGTTATTGATCAGTTAGATAAAGTTCATGTAAGTGGAAACTTTGCACGAACAGATGAAAAGTTACGAGCTATCTACACAGGTGCTAGAGAGATAGCGAAACGCAGAGATTGTTGTATCCTAGCGATATCACAGGCATCTGCAGAGGCATCTGGTAAACTTGACATATCCTTTGATATGATGGAAAATAGTAAGACAGGCAAAGCTGCCGAAGCTGATTTGATCTTAGGTATAGGATATAGAAACTTGTTGGATACTGATGAAAACTTAAGAAGTATTGCAGTCAGTAAAAACAAAATGTCAGGTTGGCATGGGGTTATTCCATGTACAATAATCCCAGAACTTTCGAGGTATGATGTATGATAACAGTATTTGATATAGAAACTACGTTTCAGTTAGACAAAGAAGGAAAGAAAGATGCGTCACCTAAAAATCCTTTGAATAGGATTGTTAGTATTGGTATCAATGAAGAATACTTTTTTCTATATCATACCGAGAAGTTTGAACAAGATCCAAATCTAAAAGAAAAAATACAAGACATTCTAGACAAAACGACACTGCTTGTTGCTCACAATATTAAGTTTGACCTGATGTGGTTGTACGAAGCAGGGTTTACTTATACAGGAAAAGTATATGATACTATGTTGGCTGAATATATTTTAGCTCGACACTTTCCTAAAGGATTTGCATTAAAAGATTGCTGTTTACGTAGAAAGATATCAGAGAAGTCAGACATTGTTGATGAGTATATGGAAAAGAATATTAGTTTTGAATATATACCTATACAAATTGTAGAAGAATATGGTAGGCAAGACGTAGCAGTTACTCGTAGTTTATTTAAATCACAAATGCAAGACTTTAAAAATGTTAAGAATGCTTCATTGATCAGCACTGTAAAAATGGTTAATGAGTTTTGTAAAACATTAATTAAAATGGAATCGAATGGTATCAAAATAGATTCAACACAGTTAGAAGATTTAGAAAAACAATTTCAAGATGAACTAGATTTAGTGAAAAAAGATATTGATGAAATCATATGGCAACAAATGGGAGATACACAGATTAATCCTTCTAGTTCAGAACAATTATCTTGGTTGCTGTATGGTGTACGCCCTATAGATAAATCTGAATGGTCAGAGATATTTAATATAGGAACAGATAAAGATACAAAGAAATCTAAGAAACGCCCTCGCTATACTAAAAATCAATTCCAGAAACTAATAATGGAACACACATATCCACTTTATAAAACTAAAGCTGAACAATGTGATACTTGCGAGGGTGTGGGTACGATACAGAAGTACAAGAAAAATAAAGAACCTTATGTAAAAAGAACTAAATGCTCTAAGTGTG